GGTCATTCGCGCGCGTTTTAGGTCTAGGCATGGAAATGTTTAGGGTCTAAACGTGGCTAGTCTTAAAGGGGTGAATCTCGCTAAACATCTCGGCATCACGCCGGGTCGTGTGTCGCAGTTGAAAAGCCAGGGCATGCCGGTTGACTCCTATGACTCGGCGACAAGCTGGTATCAGACGAAAATCGACCAGAAGTTGTCGCCGAAGCTGACGCCAGGGATTGCAATGCCGAAGGTTTCGCGCGCTGCGGCGGCGAAAGTCGCCGAGATTATCGAAGGCGCCTATGACCTGCAGGCGGCACGCGCCAAGCGCGAGCACCACGAGGCGAACCTTGCAGAACTGAAGGAGCGCCAGGCGCTCGGCGAATTGGTCGAGGCGAATCGCGTCACCCGTGCTGTCACCACCTGGGCAGCGATGGCGCGGGCGGCATTCGAGAAAGTACCGGACAAGGTTTCCGACCGCATGGCCGCAACATCTGACCCGCAGGAATGCCACGCGCTGCTGACGGCAGAGATTGACCTGGTGCTTGCCGACCTCGCGGCCGGCGCTCGCGCGCTGAAGTTTGATGGGGATTCAGATGGGCGCGCTTGACCTTCCGATCATCGAGATGATGCTCGGCGAGCAGCTCGCCGGATCGGCTATCTCCAACGGTATCGAGCCGCCGCCGCGCCTTTCCGTGACCGAGTGGGCGGACGCGCACCGCCGGCTTCCGACCAAGGGCGCTGGCGAGCCTGGACCGTGGCGCACGTCGCGCGTGCCGTACTCGGCAGAGATCATGGAATGCCTGTCTGCCGATCACCCGGCCAAGCGCGTCGTTTTCATGAAGTCGGTGCAGTCCGCAGGCACCGAGATCGGCAACAATTGGGCGGGATGGTTCATCGACACCCAGAAGGCGCCGCTGATGGTCGTGCAGCCGACCATCGACATGGCTGAGCGCTGGTCGAAGCAACGCCTTGCCGCAATGATCGAAGATTGCCCGACCCTGCGCGCCAAGATCGCGCCGGCTCGTTCGCGCGACTCCGGAAATACCACGCTGCTGAAGGAATGGGCCGGCGGCCTGCTGGTTATTTCGGGCGCCAACTCCGGCGCCTCGCTGCGCTCAATGCCGGCGCGCTACCTGTTTCTCGACGAAGTCGACGCCTATCCGTTCGAACTTGACGGAGAGGGAGACCCGATCAGCCTGGCAGAGGCTCGCACTACAACATTCCCGCGGCGCAAGGTCTTCCTGGTCAGCACGCCGACCATTGAAAGCCTTTCCCGCATCAACAAGGAGTGGCTGGCCAGCGACATGCGGCGCTATCACGTGCCGTGTCCGCACTGTGGCCATGAGCAACACCTCGAGTGGGATAACCTGCGCTGGCCGAAGGATCGCCCGGCCGAAGCCGTCTATCACTGCGCCGACTGCGGAACCGGCATCGATGAACACCACAAGACGCGCATGCTCGCCGCCGGCCGCTGGGTCGCCACGCACCCCGATCGCGCCGTCGCCGGATTCCACATCAACGGCCTGTACACACCGACCGGACTTGGTTACACCTGGGCCGAACTCGCCGCGCTATGGCTCGATGTCGCCAACGACCCGGCGCGCCGCAAGACATTCGTCAACCTGCGCCTCGGCGAAGTCGTTGCAGATCCGAATGAAAGCCTCGACGCCGACGATCTAGCGAGCCGCGCCAGCCAATACAAGGCGCGCGACATCCCGCCCGGATGCCTAGTGCTGACCGCCGGAATCGACGTACAGAAGGACCGCTTTGCCATCCTCATCACTGGGCACGGCCGGGCAGGACAGCAGTGGGTCATCGACTACAACGAACTTCCGGCAGACCCGACCACCGATGCCGCATGGGCAGCGCTCGACGCCATCATCACGCAGCCGCTGGTCAATTCACGCGGTATGCCGATGAAGATCAGCCTGGCCGCCATCGACAGCGGATACCTGACAGACTACGTGCTGTCCTACACCCGCCTCCGCCGCGGCCGGATCATCGCCGTCAAGGGCGCCAGCTCTCCCGGCAAGCCGATCATCAATCGACCGAGCAAGCTGGATGTGACCATCAAGGGCCGAACCATCAAGCACGGCGCCGAGGGCTGGCTGGTCGGCGCCGACACCGCAAAGCACACGTTGTTCGCCATCCTGACAGCAGACGGCAAGCGCCCGCTCGACGCCGACCGCATGATCCGCTTCCCGGAAGGACTTGATTCCAGCTTCTACAACCAACTAACCGCCGAAGTCTGGGACCCGAACCGCCGGCGGTGGGTCAAGGTCAGGCCGCGCAACGAAGCACTCGATACCTGGTGTTACGCGCTTGCTGCCGCCCATCATCCAAGCCTTCGCGTCCACTTGTGGAAAGAGCCGCAATGGGCGCGCCTGGAAGCGGCGCTCGAGCCAGCGACTGGCGACCTGTTCGCCAGCGCAATGGATGCCGCGGTCAACTCCGCAAAACCTGAAGAAACCACCCGTCCGACCATCCGCCGCCTTGGGCGAGTCGGCGCATTCAACCACTGAGTACGCCATGGCAACCCATTTCAGACTTGGAAAAACGCTCTTCAGGATCGCCGTCGATTGGCGCCGCTGGACCATTGGTGTCTGGTGGAACCGCTTCCTCGACGATTGGCAGATATACCTTCCCGTTGTCCAGATCACCGTCTGGTTGCCGCGTTGCCGTTAAGCAAAGGAGCATCACAATGATCCATGAAATAGTCGCCATGCTGCGCCGCCACGGGGTTGAGTTGCCCGACCCGGTAGTGCGCGAAGTGTCTTTTGAGTTTCATCACCTCCACGGCGGAGAGCGGCAATACATCCCCAAGTTGCCGAAGCTCGCCGGCCAGATGCGTATGCACGCGCTCGGAACCGCGACTGATACCATGACGCTGCGGGAAATGAGCCGCGCCATAGGGATTCCAGTGCGAACGATTAGTCGCCTAAAGAACGGGAGATAACATGGGTAGCCTCATGCGTTTTCGCCTCGACGAATTTATCGAGAAAAACAACCTGCAAACATTCATCGAAACCGGAACGGCACGCGGAGACTCGCTGGAATATGCTGCGGCGCGTCCGGAATTCCTGCATTTGATGTCCTGCGAGATTGAGCCGTTGCTCGCCGCTGGCGCCTGCTGCCGCTTCAACGAAGACCCGCGTGTGATGATCGTCCGGGCAGATTCCGGGCTGTTCATGCAGATGGCTTCCAAGCTGGATTTGCCGCCGGCGCTGTTCTGGCTTGACGCGCACTATCCCGGCGCAGGATTTGGACTGAAAGACTACGGCGACGCCATGCCGGAAACTGTCCGCCTGCCGCTCGGCAGGGAACTGGAACAAATCCGCAGGAACCGCGCCGGGCTTGACGTTATCATCATCGACGATCTGCGAATTTACGAAACAGGGGACTGGGAAGACGGACCGCTGCCGGAAGGCACGCCGGGAGAACCTACCGAAAACGGCGCCGACTGGATGCGCTACTTGTTTTCTGAAACGCACAACGCCTATACGATTGTCAGGGACCAGGGTTATTTGTTGCTTTTGCCAAAGGGCTAGACGCCACTTTTTGCCTTAACGAAAAGCTAACAAAGCGGCATCCTCGCCCGCACAACTCGCGAGGACCGCCGTGGCCGTAGACATTCCCGACATTGAACCGACCACGATGCGCGCCGGCGATACCTGGAAGTGGACCAAGTCCTTGCCAGACTATCCGGCAAGTGCGTGGAATCTGAAGTACCGTTTCAAGTCGCCTGCGGCTGGCTTTGAAATCACCGCAGACGAAACCGGAGACGAGTATTCAGTCACCGTAACCGCCGCGACTAGCTCTGGTTACGCGGCGGGCACGTACAGTTGGATCGCCTGGGTAGAAGGTGGCACCAGCGAGAAATACACCGTTGACACAGGCGTTGCCGTCATCAATCCAGACTATCGGATCGGCACAGCCACGACGGCGCTTGATGACCGCAGCCACGCGCGCAAGACGCTGGCGGCAATCGAGGCATGGATTGAGTCACGCGACCAGGGCGTTGCACGTTACGCAATCGCCGGTCGAGAAATGCAGTACATCCCGATCACCGACCTGCTGAAATTGCGGCAGACCTACAAGGCCGAAGTCGCCGCCGAAGACGCCGCTGCCGCGCTCGCCAACGGACTCGGCGGCGGACGCAGGATTCAATTCAGAATATGAAACTCACTGATCGCATGACCGCCGCCTGGCGCGCATTGACCGGCAAGCGCGACCCATACGCTGCGACTTATGGCAATGGCGGAACCAATGGCTTCGCTGGCGGTGCAATCAACCGCCTCACGTCGTCGTTGGCAAGCTGGTCAGGATCGGTAAATGCCGATCTCGACGGCGCCTTGCCCGTGTTGCGTGCTCGAGCCAGGCACCTGGCGGCAAACAATGAACACGGGAAACGATTTCTCACGCTGTGCGCCACCAACATCGTAGGCCGCCAGAATCCCCGGCTACAAGTAAGGGCCATGCGCGACCAACGTGACCCGAACAAGCCGACAGCGCTCGACAAGGCGGCGAACGAAACCATCGAGGGCCATTGGGACAAATGGGGCCGAACCTGCGACTTGTCAGGGCGCCACAAGACGCTCTACAGCCTGCTGCGTACAACCGTTAAAGGTGTCGCGCGTGACGGCGAGGCCATCATCCGCGTCGTCCGGAACAGATCGCTCCCCTATGGAATGGCGCTGCAGTTGCTTGAATCAGACCGACTCGATGAAGGGCTAAATGCGCGCCTGGACAACGGGAATGTGATTCGTCAGGGTGTCGAGATTGATTCAGCTCTGCGCGCCGTTGCCTATCACATCAAGACCAGCCACCCGGGCGACAGCTACTCTGCTGGAAGGCCAGGCGCCGAGCGCGTGCCGGCCGGAGAAGTCTATCACTTGTTCACCGCCGACCGCGCCGAGCAGGTTAGAGGAATCACCTGGTTCCACGCGATTATCATGCGCGGCAGCATCATCCACAACTTTGAGGAATCCGC